GGGCATTGAACGTATAAGACAGAAGAATATACAGGGTGCTTTTGAATCTCAATCTGATTCATGTTTACTGCATTTGATATATCTTCTTGGATAGTTACTATACTCATGTTGTCTCCTTTACTTAGTTGGGATACAGGTAATGAACTTCTCTACTAACTCACGCCACAATGTGGCACATGGACCACCTGTGTACCATGCCGAAGCAGTAGATGTTCCATGTCTGTCATTGATGTATGACACAAACAAAGCTGTTGCACTATCATGCAAACGCTTAGAGTAACGCAGGAAAGCATACGCATCATCAGGTGTCTGAGTATTGTTGAGCATCTGCATGATGATAATGTGATGTGTAATCAAATTGCCAGTAGATACTTTCGCTGTCTCTGGGTCTTTACGTATGTCATCAAGAGATACCATGTCTTTACCATGCCGTATGGTCTGAACCAACTGCTCAGTAAAATGACTACCGACTGAACCATAGAGTGCAACCTCCAACAGATGCAAGTCCTGATACACAGGGTTGGGTACATCATCAATCAGTGTCTGTGCCTTGTATGTTCTTAGCTCGTGGTTAGCTTGCTCAAGAGATCGCATGGTAGCTTCCTGTTCTGCTTGAGCTTGAGTAGATTTGTAAGGGTTCTTCTCAATGTCTAGGTGTGAGAACTTACCGCCAAGCTCGTAGTCGCTAGGCGATGCAAACAATTCATCTTTGACAAAGCTCATAGTTGCAATCAACTCAGACTCCCACTTCATAGAGATAGCATACTGTAGCGATACATCAGCATCAGCCGATACCTCAATAATACAAACACGATTCCTGAGATTCTTAGGTATGGCATCTCCCAACTCTTCTGATGCTAGGTTTGATGTACCCAGAAAAGCACTGTTCTCTGGGTATTGCGTTGAGCCTGCCATCTTGTCGTATGATTCTCTGGCAAACGCTCGTATGAAAGGCAGGTCAGCTTTACCTACCTCTTCACGACAAACAATAACAGGTTTCGATCCCTCTACACCATAGCAATTAGTGTTTGACACTTTGGTTTGCTTGTTGGGTACTTCTACCCACTGCCCTGATTCTTTGTCAACAGTTGGGCCAGCTACACTAGCTGAGTTACTAACAGAGAGATCAAACGAAGATTTAAGGTATCCGTGCTTTGCTACAAGTATGTCAGCTACCTCTTTAAGCATAGCACTCTTGGCAGTACCCATAAGCCCAACAAAAATAAAAGCTACTGGGGAATACTCTTGATGCCCAAGTCTAGGGGTTTGAATACTTGCGTACGCATAGTCCCTAGCTTGATTGTAATTCATGGTTTTCTTTTTTATCATTTCTGTTCTCCTTTTTGTTGTGCAACTTCTTTTGCTTGCTTCCTCCACCGCCTCCTCCATTTATCTGATGTTGTCCATGTGTGGTCATCAGGCAAACAGCCGAGGGTAAATTCTGAATCGAGATACTTCATTAATGCAATGACATCAGTAAATGATTCTACATTTCCCTTGTCATCAATGATGTAAACTGTGTTACTCATAGTTGTTCTCCTTTACTTATCTAGTCTGGTTAATTTTCCATCGCTACTCAACGTGGTTACTACTTCACGCTCAGGAACGTACTCTTTTTTATCTGTTACTACGGATGCCTTGTACTCGTGTCCATCTACGGACAACCTAAATGTTGCTCCTATAGAGTGTGACTCACGCTCAATCTTTATCGTACAAAATTCATGCGAGTTTGTACCTGATGTACCCACACATACTTCAAGTGTTAGTTTATTTCCACCACCAAAACTTTTACTAGTTTTGTAGGTGCCGTGATCCTCTACGTTAATCCAGATAGGATATGATCTCCTCATAGTTGTTCTCCTTTTCTTCTACGTACAGATTTATTGGCTGCGAAAGATAGTCTTTCTTTCACCTTTATAGCTACGTTACCGAATGTAGCTTTTAGCACATTAATTAATGTGTACAAAACAAACGCTCCGATGCACATGACTACTAACTTACCTTCGTAGTCGAGATAGACCGCAGGGTCTACACCTTCGGGTAAGTAGTAGTCCAATGGTTGCTCCCAATACACGTATTGCTGATGTACCAGAAACGTACCTACACCCACACATACCATGTCACGCCAGTATTTAAATTTACTTATCATTTTTTATTTCCCTTTCTTTCTGTTTATTTTTCCAGTTTTCTTTTTCGATAAACTCACAAACTTTATTTCTAAGTGAACATATTTTGTTCCATTTTTTATGTTCACAATTTATGGCTTGATTATCTGCCACTCCATACTTTTCAAGCAAATTATAAAAATCATCTTGGAAAGTCATAAAGTCACTGTCATCCATAGTATCCATCCACAAAGGTATTTCTCTTTTTTTAGGCATCTTTAAGTCCTTTCTTTTAAAGTAAATTAATCTAGAGAATCGAAAAAACATTCTGAAGGTTGCCGTTTTTCTTCAGCTTCTTTTTCAGCACATTCTTCTCGCCATTCTATTTCACCTTTAACCATACTTTTTAATTTATCTACAGATTCCCACAGTTCTTCTTCAGTTAAATTAGATAAGTTATGAATTTCAAAATCTCTAGGCATCTTTATTCTCCTTTCGTGTAACAGTCTGTTCTACAAGCTACGTTATGTAACGTAGAATTAAGTATATCATACATAAACATTACAGTAACTAATAAAGTTAATAGTAATAGTATGATGGGTAATGCACGTTCAAGGTGTTTCATTGTTGTCCTCCTTTAGTTATTTTTTTACAAGTATCATAAATGTAATCTAATAGTTCTCCGTCAGACATACCATCAGAACCATCAGGGTTTGTTACAGCGGTTTTATCTATTTCTTTTTGTATCCATGTAGCTAAGTCTTTAGCCGTATTTAAACGCTTTGTTTTCATGTTACTTCTCCTTCTCTTTTAATTATTGCCATGATCCTGTCTGCTTTCTCTAGTAAACCTAGGTGAATACCAATCTCTATGTCAGACATACCTTGCCCTGCCATTTTGTCAGCAAATCCTTTAGTATCTGTTCGCATAAGTTCAGCATCAGGATCGTCAGTTTCAAACCTGCAACACTCTTGTATTGCTTCTAGCTTATTTGATTCATGGGCAAACTCATTGAGTCGTACTAGTACCTCCTCGTTAGAATAATCTTTGTCGATAGCACTATCTCCAAAAGCTATTTCATGAACGAGTTCAACAAACTCTCGATCCACTAGCCATTGTTGTTTGTTAGATATTAAACGCTTTGTTTTCATACTTGTACTCCTTAGTAAAGTTGCGTTACAGGTAACGCAGGTTAATCCGTAGAACAGGATGTTCGACGGGAAAATCATAGGGTAAGTGGGCAAGTGTCCACTTTTTTCCAAAAATGTCCACGGTTTAGACAACTTGTCAAACGAAGTGGGTAAGTTAAGATGTACTGTCAGTAAGGGCTAAGGGCAAAAGTGTCCACCAAAACATGGGAAAATAAAAAAACAAAGGGGGTAGGGAAACTTTGGGTAAGTGGACAGAAAAAAAAGTGTCCACTTGTCTACCCCTCTATATATATATATATAATTTATATTTTCTTATATTATAGTGGACATTTTCTGGACTAGACATTACTGGTGCTTGATCTCAGGTAGCCCACTTTGTTTGACAAGTTGTCTAAACGCAGGACAAAAGTACACTTTAGTGATACAGGACGTACCACAGCGTACGCTCAGGAACAGTATAGTTCCTCTTCCATCTTGTATTGCTTTTGTTTGAATAAGAATCGTGCTTTGTTCTGCTCACGAATGCGAGGGTTCTTAACTTCACGACGTTTGCTGTCACGCTTGGTTATTGCTTTCATTACTTACTCCTTTTGGTTGATGGTTCTCTTCTGGTACAACTGTTCTTTACATCTTCCCAGCTTGTTTCTAGGATTGGTTTCTGTTCCGTAGAACAAGATTGTTCTACGGGGTTTTCCATCTTGTACTGCTTGAGCCGTAAGAGTACGGCTGTGTTAGAACTTCTGGTATTTGATGCCATTACTTTCCTCCTTAATAAAAGATTACAAAACATACGACTGCATATATCAACATCACATAAACAAACCCTCGATCAATGCGATCCATGTCGTCCCACATGAATTGCTTTAGCTTACTAAACAGACGACCACATGCCTGCTTTAGCTTACGAAACTTACTGATCCAGATGTCGTAGTCCTTACGTTGTAGTACAGCATCATGGCGTTCGATCCTGTCTTCTAGCTCATCAAACATGGCTGTCACTTCAACGGGGATCTCTTCTCTAGTACAACCTGAATCAAAATAAGTTTCCGCAAGTTCTCTCGCACATTCCATGGAGTAATCTAAATCCTCCCATGGTTTATTCGCATACACATTGGCAGTTGTTCCAGTCAACGTGCGTCTATCAAATCTTTTTGATTTTGTTTTAATTGCTAATACTGGCATAACATACTCCTTATAAAAGATAAAAAAAAGTCGTAGAACAATTCGTTCTACGACACACAACACACAACATACAACAAGTGTTACTTGATCTTAGTGATCTTGAAGTGTTTCTTGATGAAGTCCTCTTGTGATTTCTCTGCTATGAATCTAATCTTCTCAGCAGGTGTCATCTTACCGAATGGCACGTTGTTAAGGTTTCGCTCTGTCTTGTTGCGAGTGCCTTTGTTTTGTACTTTCGGGTTGACGTATAAACCAAAGTAATTCAAGTAATCTCTCTTTAACCACATCACTATAAACTTGCACTCGCTACTGGTTTCTCTATTGGCTACTACGTTTCCATCAGCGTCCAACTTGTTTGTAAATCCAATACCGCCCTCCTTGGTTACATAGGCGTAATACTTTTTCTTTGGGTTCTTCTTGGTTGCTCTCTCACATAATACTGGTGCAATATGTGTAGCAATAAGATCAAGTTGACTCGCATAAGACGTTCTCTTCTCGACTGCAACCTTGAGAATCTGTCTATTTTCATCGACTTTGTCGCTGTGTATCTCTACGTTCATGCAAGCTGTAGTCAAAGCATGATTTTGTTTAACTACTGGTGTTGCTACGAATACTGCAATTGCTTTCTTTTTCATGTTTGTTGCTCCTTGTAAATTGATTGAGCCGTGTAACAAGTTGTTACACGGCACGGCTGTGATCGAATTAATTCTTAATCACCCTTACAGTATACCATAAGGGGTATAGCGGTCGTCTGTTCTACGGGGGCTTCATCAATATCAATACCCCACCCCACCCCCACCACCCCGTATACACAGGGCTGTGTGTATATGTATATAACAGTAATCCGCACAAATTTCAGAAAAAATGTAAAGCCATGTCAAACATTAGACAGCCCCCGGCCAAAAAAAAGCCTCGTTGACTAGACGAGGCTTAATGTACAACCATAAGAAAGGAGACTACGAGAATAAACATATGAAATTCTCAGTGCTTGCGTAGCACATAAAGATAGAATACACTTACATAAATCGTAATGCAAGAATTAATTTACGCCCGAGGGGAACTCGCTTGTTTGAACATTTAATAGATGACACTACTGAACCTAAAGTTATTGATGATCCAAAAGGTAACTTCGTTACAACACGTAAGGCTACTCCAGAACAAATAGTTGAAGGGCAGAGCAATACAGCCGATTGGCTAAACTCTGTAGGTGCAGCAACTGATGTAGCTGTGACAGAACAGGCACAAGAAACTCAGGCACGAGAGGCATTCCATTCTCTTTCCACAAATGTAGAGACAGCAAAAGTTTCACTAACAAAACTCACGACACCTCCTGCCGTACAAAAATTAGTAGGCATGTTAACTGCATACGACTGGTCATTTGTTGAGCAGGCAAAAGAACTAAGAGGAATGACAGTTGCAAAGATCCTTGAAGAGACAGACCACCCGGATGCTCGAATCCGGCTAAAGGCTTTAGAGTTACTAGGCCGTGTCACAGAGGTTGGACTATTTACAGACAGAGTAGAAATTAAAAAAGCTGAGATAAGCGATACAGAGTTAGACAAAAAGATAAAAGAAAAGTTAAATACACTAGAAGCAGTAATGCCTAAACCTGTAATCAAAGATGTGACCGACGTAAAACCAAATGCTAAACCTAAGCGAAAACGACGTAAATAAATTATTAGCTACATTATCTTCTTCTCAAAAGCTAGAGTTTTTAGAAGAACTTGAAGAACAGGAAAGAAGATATAAGCTACAAAAAGCAAAAAAATCTATGCTAGGTTTTGCTGACTATGCGTACCCCGGATTCAAAGAAGGGGGGCATCATAGAACACTAGCAAAGATATTTAAAGATGTAGCAGACGGTAAAAAGAAAAGAGTCATTATTAATATTGCCCCACGTATGGGTAAGTCAGAGTTCTCGTCTTATTTGTTTCCCGCATGGTTTCTTGGAAAGTATCCTACTAAGAAAGTAATTATGGCGACCCACACTGCAGGACTATCAGAAGACTTTGGTAGACGGGTAAGAAACTTAATTGTGTCTGATGAATATAAAGAAGTGTTTCCTGATACGCAGATAGCAGAAGATCAAAAAGCTGCAGGCAAATGGTCAACGTCTAGTGGAGGACAGTATTACGCAGTAGGTGTGGGCGGCGCGTTAGCTGGTCGTGGTGCGGATTTATTTGTTATTGATGATCCGCACTCAGAGCAAGACATACAAACAAACAGTCGATCTACATTTGAGAATGCGTGGTCATGGTTTCAAACAGGCCCGCTACAACGATTGATGCCGGGGGGAGCCATTCTAGTTATTATGACTAGGTGGAGTCTAATAGATTTGACAGGTAAGTTAATGAACTTTCAACTGCGTAACCCAGAAGCTGATCCGTGGGAAGTAGTTGAGTTACCTGCGATACTGCCATCAGGTAAAAGTCTTTGGCCTGAGCAATGGCCTGTTAAACAATTAGAACAAAAGAAAGCTGCTATTGATCCAAGATTTTGGAATGCACAATATATGCAGCAGCCAACAGCAGACTCTTCTGCGTTTATTAAAAGAACGAGCTGGCAGATTTGGGAGAAGGATGATCCACCTTCCTGTGATTTTGTAATCCAGAGTTGGGACACAGCACACGAAGCAAAAACAACAGCCGACTATTCTGCTTGTACTACATGGGGAGTTTGGTATGATGAGGAAGAACACAACCGTCCTAGTATTATATTACTAGACGCATTTAAAGATAGAATGGAGTTTCCTGAATTAAAAGAAATTGCATTAAAGCATTACAAAGAGTGGCGACCGGATTCGTTTCTCGTAGAGAAAAAAGCAGCAGGCGCACCGCTAATACAAGAGTTTAGAAGAATGGGGATACCAGTAGATGAGTTTAGTCCAAGTCGTGGTAACGATAAGATATCTAGGGTAAATGCAGTTTCTGATTTGTTTGCTTCTGGTATTGTATGGGCGCCGGATACTAGATGGGCAAGAGATGTAATTGAAGAGGTTGTTAGTTTTCCAGTTGGAGAACATGACGACTATGTAGATACAATGTCACAAGCGTTACTTAGATTTAGAAACGGGGGGTTTATAACTTTACCTTCAGATGAGCCAGACTCTCCTCAGTTTTTTAAATCAAGTAGAAGAGCCGCATACTATTAAGGATATATTATGGCAGTGGAAAAATCTTTATATCAAGCTCCGACTGGAGTAGAAGAAGAAATAAAAGATCAACTAGGGGAACCAGATTTAGAAATAGAGATTGAAGACCCGGAGAAAGTTACTGTACGTGCAGGTGATATGGAATTAGTTATTGATCCAGATGCTGAAGCAGAAGAAGACTTTTATAAAAACCTTGCTGAAGATTTAACTGGGGATGAACTAGAGTTTCTTGGTACTGACTTATTAGAAGAAATAAAAGGTGATATAGGTTCACGAAAAGATTGGGAACAAACTTACAAAGAAGGCATTACTTTATTAGGCTTAAAGTACGAAGAAAGAACAGAGCCGTGGAGTGGAGCTTCTGGAGTATTTCACCCAATGATTACAGAAGCTGTAGTACGTTTTCAAAGTGAAACTATTATGGAGACTTTCCCCGCACAAGGGCCAGTCAAAACAAAAATTATTGGTAAAGACTCTGCAGAAAAAGATGCTGCAGCTAAACGGGTTAAAGAAGATTTAAACTATGAGTTAACAGAACGTATGCCTGAGTTTAGAACAGAGCATGAACGGATGCTTTGGAATCTGCCTGCTACAGGATCAGCTTTTAAAAAAGTTTACTTTGATCCTTCACTACAAAGACAGACATCTTTATTTATTCCTGCAGAAGATATTATTATTTCTTATGGAGCGTCAAGTATTGAAACAGCAGAACGTGTTACGCACCGTATGTATAAAACTAGTAACGAGATTAGAAAGCTGCAGGTTGCAGGATTTTATAGAGATATAGAGTTAGGCGATCCTCCTAAGATAAAAGATGAGTTACAAGAAAAGAAAGATCAGGAAACAGGATTCTCTAGTGCTAACGATGATAGGTATGTTTTATATGAGAGCCATGTTAATTTAGATATTGTTGGGTATGAAGATGAGGATGATGGCAAACCTACAGGCATAGCCATTCCATATGTAGTTACTTTAGTAGAAGGTACAGGAGAAGTATTGGCTATTCGTAGAAACTTCTATGAGGATGATGATACAAAAGCAAAACGAAATCACTTTGTTCACTACATGTATATACCGGGATACGGTGTGTATGGCTTTGGATTATTCCATTTAATCGGAGGCTTTGCTAAATCTGCTACTAGTATTATGCGTCAACTTGTTGATGCGGGAACTTTAGCTAATCTTCCCGGTGGTTTAAAAGCTAGAGGGTTACGTATAAAAGGAGATGACACTCCGATTGCTCCGGGTGAGTTTCGTGATGTAGATGTAGGTTCCGGGGCTATTCGAGATAACATTCTTCCGCTTCCGTATAAAGAACCTAGTGGAACGCTGTATCAGTTACTAGGAACTATTGTTGAAGAAGGTAGAAGATTTGCGTCTACAGCGGATATGAAAATATCAGACATGAGCGCACAAGCTCCTGTAGGAACAACCCTTGCTTTATTAGAAAGAATGTTAAAGGTAATGTCTGCGGTGCAAGCCCGTGTGCATTATTCTTTTAAACAAGAACTTCAACTATTAGCAAATATTATTAAGGACTATTCAGATGATGAATATGAATACGATCCTAAAGGCGCACCTCGTCAAGCTAAAAAAGAAGACTATGATGAAGTAGAGATTATTCCTGTAAGTGATCCTAATGCTGCAACTATGTCACAGCGTGTTGTACAGTATCAAGCAGTTATACAACTAGCACAAGGCGCTCCACAGATTTATGATTTACCTGCACTACATAGACAAATGTTAGAGGTGTTAGGTATTAAGAATGCAGCGAAGTTAGTTCCTGTTGAAGATGATTATAAACCTCGTGATCCGGTGTCTGAGAATATGGACATTATTAATGATAAACCTGTAAAAGCGTTTATATATCAAGATCACGAAGCACACTTAACTGTTCACATGACAGCTATGCAAGATCCAAAGATACGACAACTTATGGGACAAAACCCTAAAGCAAATCAAATGATGTCAGCACTACAGGCGCATATAGCAGAACACGTAGCGTTTGCATATAGAAATAAAATTGAAGAACAGTTAGGCGCTCCACTTCCTAAGCCTGATGAGGATATGCCTGAAGAACTTGAACTACAAGTCTCTCGTCTTGCAGCAGAAGCAGGTAAACGATTACTAACAGTCAATCAACAGGAAGCAGCACAACAACAAGCTCAGCAACAGGCTCAAGATCCTATTGTTCAAATGCAGCAACAAGAGCTTGCTTTGAAAAAAGCAGAGTTTGAGTTAAAGAAACAAAAGATGATGGCTGATGCAGCCACTACTGCAGAACAATTAAAACTTAAAGAGAAAGAGTTTCTTGCTGACACTGCCGCTAAAGCAGATGAATTAAAGTTAAAAGAAAAAGAAATATTAGCTGAGGCCGCAGCTAAAGCAGATGAGCTTCGATTAAAAGGAGAAATTGAAGGAGTAAGAGTTGGAGTAGACATAGGTAAAGCAAAAGATAACTTACGTCAAAGGACTCCTAAATGATAGATGCTTTTACTAGGGTTATGAAAGCTAAGATTCAAGAAGATATAAATCACTACTCTGATGCAGTCACATCAGGTAGTTGCAAAAGTTTTGATGAATATCAAAAACTCTGTGGGCTGATTCAAGGCTTACGCACTGCAGAGGATCACTTACTTAGCCTTGCTAAACAAGTAGAGGAATCAGATGGCTGATAATGACGACACTCAAGCAAAACAATTACCTAAACCACAAGGCTGGCGTATTCTTTGTGCTTTACCAGAAATAGAAGATACTTTTGGTGAATCCGGTATTTATAAACCAGATGCTGTAATGAAACAAGAAGAGTTTGGTACAACTGTTTTGTTTGTTGTAGAGGTTGGCGATTTAGCGTATAAGGATAAAGAAAAGTTTCCAAGCGGGCCGTGGTGTAAAAAAGGTGACTTCATCCTAGTTAGGTTGTACTCAGGTACAAGATTTAAAGTTCATGGTAATGAATTTAGAATACTTAACGACGATCAGGTTGAAGCAGTTGTAGAAGATCCACGAGGTTACTCTCGTGCTTAAAAGGAGTAGGACATGAATGAAGCTGTTAAAGATAATGAAGAAATAGAAAACGTAGAAGAAACAGAAGAAGTTGAACTTGTTGAAGAAAGTGATATTGACTTAGAGATTGTTGATGACACTCCTGAAGAAGATCAAAATAGAAGACCTGTTTCTGTAGAAGATCCATCAGACAATGAGATTGCCGAGTACAGCGACAAAGTTCAACGACGGATGAAAGAACTGACACGAGCTAGGCATGATGAGCGTCGAGCTAAAGAAGCAGCTCAACGAGAAAAAGATGAGGCTGCAACATTAACTGCACAATTATACGAAGAAAATAAAAAACTTCGTAATCAATATAACTCTGGAGCTAAGCAGTACGGCGAAGTATTAAATTCTAATGCAGGCATGGAATTAGAAATGGCAAGGCAAAAACTTCGTGCAGCACAGGAAAATTATGATACTGATGAGATTATTAAAGCCCAAGAAAATTTAGCTTCAGCAAAGTTTAAAGAAGAGCAAGCAAAATATTTTAAGCCACAGGCTTTACAAGAACCTAATAATCAGGTATATAATAGACAAACGCCTGAAAATGCGGTTAAGTTAAGTGATGATGATATTAAATGGCAAACACGGAATCCGTGGTTTAACTCAAATCAACACATGACTGATTATGCAATGCAGGTGCATCATTCGTTAGTCAACTCAGGTGTTGCAGTTGGTACGAAAAATTACTACGAGGATGTTGATTCTCGTATGCGAAATGAATTTCCAGATTATTTTGGAGATGCACGGAAAGAACCGAAAGCAAAACCAGCTACTGTGGTAGCCGCACCCTCTCGTACAACGGGTAAAAAGAAAATTACTTTGACAAAATCTCAAACAGCAATAGCAAAGCGGTTGGGGTTATCAAACGAACAGTACGCTAGAGAAGTCCTTAAATTAAATTCGGAGTCTTAATATGTCATCAAAAAATAGTCGTGAATCAAGAAGTTCAAATACTCGTGAAACTAAAACTCGTGCTGTATACACGCCTTCTAGTTCATTACCCGTACCTAATAAACGTCCCGGCATAAAGCATCGTTGGATTGCTACGCATGTGCTTGGAGAATCTGTACAGAGTAATGTGTCTAAGAAAAATAGAGAAGGATGGGAGCCTGTAAAAGCAGACGACTATCCAGAGTTAAGATTAACTGGTGATGTTAACGGTAATGTTGAACTTGGTGGTTTAATGCTCTGCAGTATACCTGAAGATATGGTTGAAGCTAGAACAGAGTATTTTAAAGATAAAAGCCAAGCTCAAATAGATTCTGTTGATAACAACTTTATGCGTAATAGTGATCCAAGAATGCCTTTGTTTAGTGATAAAAAATCATCTACTACAAAAGGGGCAGGATTTGGATCAGGAACTAAATAACTTTTAGGAGAAATTAAATGGCAGCTACTGCTTCCCCTTTCGGGCTAAGATCTACCAACATGCTTGGTGGAACGCCTAATCATGGTGGCGCTATCAGAGAATACCCAGTCAAAGCTAATAATACGGCTGGAATGTTTTTTGGTGATGTTATCGCTTTAACAACTGCTGGATTGCCTGTGGCTCGTACAGCTACACCTGTAGCGGTTGAATTTACAGGAACATCTACCAACGCTACTGCCGGTATTATGGGAGTGTGTGTTGGATGTAGATATGTTGATGCTAACGGCATCCAACAGTTTGCACAGCATTTACCAGCTAATGCTACTACTGCTGGCTTTACAGATATATTTGTTAGAGTCAATGATGATCCAAGACAGCTATATCAAATTCAAGGTAGCGCTGCATTAGGATCATTTAATAGTGGCACAGCAGGTTCTGGCTTTGCTGGTGCTGTTGGTAAAAACGCAGCATTAGGTAACTTTGAAGCTCAAAGCACCTCTACTGGACTTTCAGGTATAAACCTTGTTGTCGGTGGTAATGGTGGTTCACTCGCTGTAACAGAAACTTTAGCAATGAGAATTGTTGAGGTTGTTGCTGGTACAGAGGGTGATGCTTTCCCTGAGTTCATTGTTAAGTTTAACTTCAGTGTTCTTTCATCCGAGAACAATCTAGGTATTTAAGGAGATTTTTAAATGGCAATATCACGTTCGCAACTACTAAAGGAACTCCTTCCGGGCTTAAATGCTTTGTTTGGTCTTGAATATACCAAATACGGTGAAGAGCATAAGGAGATTTATGAAACAGAAACTTCGGAGCGTTCATTTGAAGAAGAGACAAAACTTTCTGGCTTTGGTCAAGCACCTGTAAAGTCTGAAGGCGCAGCTATTTCTTATGACAATGCACAAGAAGCGTTCACAGCTCGTTATACACACGAAACAATTGCTTTAGGGTTTTCAATAACCGAAGAAGCAGTTGAAGATAATTTGTACGATTCGCTTTCTGCGCGTTATACAAAAGCTCTTGCTCGTGGTATGGCATATACTAAGCAAGTTAAAGCAGCATCCGTTCTTAATAATGGATTTGATTCTGCGTTTACTGGCGGTGACGGAGTAGAATTATTCTCTACAGCACACCCATTGGTAAACGGAGGAACTAATTCTAATGAACCTGCAACTGCGGCTGACTTAAATGAAACTTCTCTCGAAGCTGCTGTTATTCAAATAGCTGCTTGGACAGATGAGCGTGGGTTATTAATTGCGGCTAAACCTCGCAAGTTAATTATTCCACCAGCATTGATGTTTGTTGCAACTCGTTTGTTAGAAACTGACTTACGTGTGTCTACTGCTGATAATGATCTAAACGCGATTAAAACTAATGGAGCTATTCCAGAAGGATACGCTGTTAATCATTATTTAACAGATACAGATGCTTGGTTCTTAACAACCGATATACCGAATGGCTTGAAGCACTTTGTTCGTTCCCCAATGAATACATCTATGGATGGAGACTTTGATACGGGTAATGTGCGCTATAAAGCTCGTGAAAGATATTCCTTTGGATTTTCCGATCCGCTTGGAATGTTTGGATCACCGGGAGCAGCATAATGATAGGGGGCTTTGGCCCCCTGTTGTTTTCTAGGGTTAAAATTATATCAACTGACCTAGCAGACTTATTAGAGATGATATAATTAATGTGCTAATACACAAGGAGAATTAAATGGGTACTACTACCTTTTCAGGACCAGTAAAATCAAATGCTGGCGTTACCTCTTTAGGACAGGTACAAAGTGGAACTATTGAAACCACTACAGGAACTACCGTAGGTACAGATGTAAATAATATGGGTGCTGTCTTGTTGTCTCAATCAGCAAGAGTTGATGTAGTTGGGGCTACCGCTTCAACAGTCATAGCTACCTTACCTGCTGGATCACAAATTACCAATGTATATTTAAATGTTTTTGAGGCTGTGAGTGCGTGTGCAGCAGCGACTTTTGTTATCGGAACAGGTACAGCAGATGCGTCCTTTTTAGGAAGCACTGACATTACATCTGTGGCAAATGTAAGAAGCTCTGCGATGGCATCTGCGTCAATTAATGTAGGTTTAACAGATTTACAAGTTGTAGGAACTTTTTTCCCTGCTTCTGCGGCAAATTTAGGAACTTTGGGGGATGCAGTGGCTACAGTTGAATACAGACAACCTGCTTCCGCTGGTGGATTTTATACTATTTAATGAGGAGTAAATTATGCAATCAGATGTATTTGCTATTACACCTTCCTCTGATAATAATTTTTATTTTGCATCAGCAACGGCCACAGGTACTATATCGCTACTAAAAAGTATTCCTAGTAGAAACGGTGCTGGGTATAAAGTAGCTGTTCAAAATAGTGTGGGTGATGATTCTGGTACTAACTATAATATCTCAGGATTTGTAGTTGGTGACTTAGGAGCGTCAACAGTAACTGAAACCCTTGCAGGTGGAGAAAGTGCAGTAACTGTATTTACTACTAACTATTTTGCAGAGGTAACTAACTTTGCTGTTGCTGCTGGAACGTCTGTAGGAACTATACAAGTTGGTTTTGGTGGTGACAATACTATAGCTCTTCCTAGAACTAGGATTAAAGCATTTAACTATGCAGCACCTACAGCCGCAGGTTCTATTACAGTTACTAGAGATGATAACAGTACATTACCTATTCTTGAGATAAATTCTCCTGCAGGTATTGTTGAGTCTAGTCATCTGACTATTCCAGAAAACGGAGTGTTAACTACAGGCAGTAATACTAACAATTTTGCAATTGTTACATTAAGTAATATTACTAGCTTGACGTTATATTGTGGCTAAGTCTAAAGGAATGGGTATCAAAACCTCTGTAAAGTCTGGCAATTTTCGCAAGACTAAACAGGGGGCTGGTATGACTAAGAAGGGAGTAGCTGCTTATCGCAAAGCTAACCCCGGTTCTAAGTTAAAGACTGCTGTTACGGGTAGCGTTAAAAAAGGTTCTAAGGATGCTAAAAGACGTAAGTCTTTCTGCGCTCGTTCTGCTGGACAAATGAAACAATTTCCTAAAGCAGCTAAAGACCCTAACAGTCGTTTACGACAAGCTAGAAAAAGGTGGAAGTGTTAATGGATACAGATATTAAAAGTGAAGTAGCTGTTCAGGCTAATGAGATCAAACATATTCAAGATGATATGGATGAGATGAAAGCCGATATTGAACAGATTAAAAAGTCTGTAGATAATATAGACAAACTGCTATCGGAAGCTAAAGGCGGTTGGAGAACTTTAATATGGGCAGCGGGTGCAGGAGGGGCTGTTGCCGCTTTTGTAATTACAGTACAACAATTTTTTTGGGGTAAATAAAAAAGAGGAGTGTAAGGTGGCGCACTTAATAAGTAATATACCGTATTTTAAATGTTGGGTTAGGAAAGAGTTTACAAATGGGCATCAAAATTACCACGGGGAGTTTGTTCACGGATTGGCAGTGGCTGTTACAACCATGCCAGATCGCTGCCTCAGTTTCCAAATCATCTTCACAGGATGTGAAGCAGACGACGGAAGTCAAGAGAATGTACACGGGGGAGCAATGTGGGCAAGGATGCCCATCACTGGGTTGGTTGGAGACATTGCGGTGGAAGAATGGCCGGAAAGAATGGAAACACACCTCGCTCAACCGTGGGATTGCCCGTCACACAACCACTCAATTGTGGAACTTAACAGATGCAAACCAAGCCCGTGGCTATGTAAAATCGCAGGAGAGTTTCATCAATCGAGATATCTCTTCACTGTGGACTACACCGAAAGCGAAGTCGCAGATGACCCAGCCCAACACAAACAGAGTCATGTTATGGTGCTGACTGATGGACAATGGAAAGGCAATGTAGTAGCCTTACCTAACAATAGAGTAAGAGTAACAAGCCCTGCGTATTGGATTACAGGAGAGGGCGCCCCAGATTTTAAACCAAGTCAATGGACACACTGTGCAGAACAAGATGATAGTTATACAGATCCAGAAGTAACTTTTAATAATTTATACAAGGAGTAATGTTATGAAAGGTATGGGAATGAAAAAGAAAATGGGAATGACAGGCGGAGGTATGATGAAAAAAGGATATAAAGCTGGCGGCATGCCTATGAATACAGCTACTGGTAAACCTACTTTTGTTGGTGATGGTAAAGGCAAAATGATGGGCGGCGGTAAAGTTAAAGCTAAAATGGCTGTAGGCGGTGGCCCTGTTAAAGCTAAGATGGCTATAGGTGGTGGAGTTAATAAACCTAAAGCTAAAATGGCTATGGCTGGCGGTAAGAAAAAAGTCACTAAGAAAAAGAGTATAGATGGTATAGCTAGACAAGGAAAAACTAAAGGGAAACAGATAGCATGATGCCAAGTCGTGGGATGGGGGCCGTTGAAGAATCTAAATTAAAGAAACTTAAGAACGGCGGCTCTGTCAAAAAGAAAGCTAAATCAAAGGTCAATGAGGCGGGTAATTACACGAAGCCCACCCTTCGTAAACGCTTATTCAACCAGATAAAAGCTGGTGGAAAGGGAGGTCGCCCCGGTCAGTGGTCAGCCCGTAAAGCGCAGTTACTCGCCTCGTCCTACAAAAAATCTGGCGGGGGGTATAAAAGTTAATGAGTCTCGAAGCAATTAATCAATTATATATTGACAACTATGGTAGACCTGCATCTCAAGGAGAATTAGATTATCACGCTAATAGATTTGGTTCGGAGTTAGACGCTCGAGAAGCTGCTTCGTTAACTAATGAAATGGTTTCTGTACCCGGATATACTGCTCCTGTAGCACCTGTTGCAGCACCTGTTGCAGCACCTGTTGAAAGTTCTGCTCCTGCTACTACTCCTGTTGAAAGTTCTGCTCCTGCTAATACATACACTACAGAAGAAAAACCTTTAGGTATGGGGGTAACAGAAACTGTTTACCGTGATGCGGATACAGGAAACATGATAACAGAAGAGCAAGCTATGTCTGGTACAAGAGCGTCCGATGGAAGTGTGCCTGATGCTTTTGATTTTGGCTCTAACTTAACAGAGATTTATCAAAATGTATTAGGGCGTGACGCAACCGCTGATGATATAGCGTACTATAAAGCAGAGTTTGGAGATTCTATAGATGCAAACGAAAGACAACAATTATTTACAGGAATGATGCAAGACCCTAATGCTGCACAGTCAGGGGCATTTCAAGCGTATCAAGATGTTTTTGGCGCAGCTCCAACTGAGTATGGGGATTTTATGAAAGCCCGAAAAGCTGTTGGTGCAACTTTAGATGAAGGCGAAGCTCAAAAATATTTTGAATCAGTTATTCCAGAACTAGGAAGTGATAACACTGTAAAACAATTTCAAAATGTATTAGGTCGAGATCCTAGTTTACAAGCGTATAAGTATTACAGAGATGAAAATCCTGATGCTATTCAAGATGCGACTACGTTTAGACAAACAGCTATTACAGGTGGAGAGTTTGGAAACCGTGCTGCTGAAATGTTTGAGCAAGAGATGGGGTATGCTCCGTCTGAAGCAGAACTTAATAACATTTTAAATTCAAACATTAACTTAAATCAAGATTCGTTTACAACTGGATTAGCGGGTATTAATATAGCAAATCGTCCTGCGACTTCAACTATTCAACCATTAAGTGGTTTTACACCACAGCCTAGAATGCAACCTACCGGAATGCCTTTAAATGATCCGTTAGCAGCTACAATAAACTTAGCTCCTACCCCTGTTATTGCAGGGCCTACCCCTGTTATTGCAGGGCAACAGTTTTATCAAACTCCTATTAGTCTTGCTCCTGCCCCTATACAATCCACATTTAATAATACACCTTCTACTGCTTCTGCTCCTTCTAGCGTTGCATCAATGGCTTCTCCTTTTGTAAATGGAGGGTTGGCGAAACTAAGATATTAGATAGGACAATACATGGCTTTAGCTAAATCACAAAAATCTTTAAAGAATTGGACAAAACAAAAATGGAAAACAAAAAGTGGAAAACCTAGCACACAAGGTAAAAAAGCTACAGGCGAAAGGTACTTACCAGCTAAAGCAATTGCCTCATTATCTGATGCAGAGTATAGAGCAACTAGTAGAGCTAAGCGAAAAGGTAAGAAACAAGGTAAACAATATGTGGCTCAACCGAAAAAAATAGCAAAGAAAACAAAAGCATATAGGAAATCTTAATGACAACTTCAGGTACTTCTAGTTTTGATCTTAATTTAACAGAAATTGTTGAAGAAGCATTTGAACGTGCAGGTTCTGAGTTACGCACCGGATATGATTTAAAAACCGCAAGGCGTTCTTTAAACTTATTATTTGCAGATTGGGCTAATAGAGGAATTAATTTATGGACTGTTGAACAAGGGTCTATATCTTTGACAGCGGGTACAGGACAATATGATTTGCCTGTAGATACTGTTGATTTATTAGAACATGTTATTAGAACAAATGATGGTAGTGTTTCTAATCAGTCAGATTTAACAATTTCCAGAATAAGTGTTTCTACTTACGCAAGCATTCCATCAAAATTAAATCAAGGTAGACCAATTCAAGTTTATATTGATAGACAATCTGGAACTACTAGTCCTACAGGAACACAGGCTCCAAATATAAATGTATGGCCTGTACCTGATCGAAGTAGTTTTTATACTTTTGTGTATTGGAGAATGAGAAGAATCCAAGACGCATCTACCGGGGCTGTAAGTTTTGATGTACCTTTTAGATTTTTACCATGTTTAACAGCAGGACTTGCTTATTACTTAGCATTAAAAGTTCCTAATGGTATGGAGCGTTTAACTTTATTAAAGAGTATGTATGATGAAACATGGGAGCTTGCTGCAGGAGAAGATCGTGAAAAAGCATCGGATAGACTTGTTCCACGACAAATGTTTATTACCTAATTATGAGTAACAGATTTAGTTCCGGTAGACATACTATTGCAGAATGTGATAGATGTGGATTTAGATATAAGTTAAAAGAATTAAAACCTTTAACAATTAAAAATAATGTAGTAAATATTTTTGTGTGTCCTATATGTTGGGAAAAAGATCAACCTCAGTTATCATTAGGGTTGTATCCAGTAGAAGATCCGCAAGCAGTTCGTAATCCGCGGCCTGATTTAACTAGATTTCCTTCATCAAAGTCTAGGAACTTTCAGTATGGATTTAACCCCGTAGGGTTTGCAGATCCTTTAGAATTAGGATTACCAAATAGTTTAGTTGCTAGTACAGGTGTAGGCAACGTAGTAATAGAAATTTCTTAGGAGAAATATATGAAAAATGATACTAATACTTATAAACAACCAGAGCAAGTTCCTGTGCCTAAAGTTGACGGGTATCCGAATAACGTACCAAATACGCAAACAGTTGTAACGCGGGGATCTGGGGCTGCTACAAAAGGTAATAAGTCTTCAACTAGGCTTGCATAATGAATTACGCTACTCTTTATGAAACTATAAAAGGGTATTGTGAAAACGATTTCCCTGACACTTCTTTTACAGATAGTGCTGGTAATTCTATTTCTTTAACCAGCACTGAACAAGTTAATACATTTATCGAACAAACTGAGCAACGTGTGTTTAACTCTGTTCAACTTTTAAATCTTAGAAAGAATGTACTAGGGTCTTTAACAGCAAGCAATCAATATTTAAAAACTCCTTCAGATTGGTTGGCTAATTTTTCTTTAGCTGTAATTGATCCTACTACAGGAGCTTATAGTTATCTTTTAAATAAAGATGTTAGTTTTATTCGAGAAGCATTTCCAATTCCAACAGACACAGCAACTCCTACACATTATGCTTTGTTTGATGATGATACATATATAGTAGGCCCAACACCAGATCAAAACTACTCAACAGAGTTGCACTACTTTTATTATCCAGAGTCTATTGTAGCCGCAGGCACATCATGGCTTGGGGATAATTTTGATTCGTTGTTATTATACGGGGCTTTACTAGAAGCTGCTACTTTTATGAAAGCAGAACCTGATGTTTTAGCAAACTATACAGCCCGGTATAATGAGAGCTTATCGTTACTTAAACAATTAAGTGAAGGTAAAAATAGACAAGATATGTATAGAACAGAACAAGCGAGGTATGAAGTCAAATGATAGGAAATAGCACATCAGCGTTATTAGGTGGAAACGTAAAAGTTTACACAACTTCTAATAGAGGCTTTACCCCAGAAGAAATATCTGAAAGAGCTGTGGATAAAATTATATCTGTTGGCAGTCAAACACATCCTGTTATCAGAGAACAAGCTGAAGCGTTTAAAGAAAATATTAGAAAAGTTATAGTTCACTACATGAAAGAAGCTATAAGCAGTAACAACACAACATTAGCACACAAGTTTAGGCAAGCAGGGCATCCTGAGTTAATAAAAATTTTAGACGAATAGGGAGTTAGATATGGCAATTACACAAGCAATGTGTACTTCATTTAAACAAGAAGTAATGTTAAGTATGCACAATTTTCATCCAACAGGTACAAGTGCAGCTAGTACGTTTAAACTTGCTCTGTATTCATCTGGAGCAACATTAAATGCTTCTACAACTGGGTTTGTTACGGCAGGCGAATGTGTAGGAACTAACTATGTAGCTACAGGTTCTGCGTTGACAGTGGTTGGAGTAACGTCAGGATCTACATCAGGCTTTGTAGATTTTGGCGATTTAACTTTTTTAAATGTTACTCTAACTTCAGACGGAGCATTAATATACAACAACACTCCGTTTACATCTAATAATGCTGGAACTACTTTAACTAATGCTGCTGTTGCTGTGCTTGATTTTGGCGGAGCTAAAACGTCAACGGCAGGTGACTTTACAATAGTATTTCCTGCGGCAACAAGTGCAGCTGCAATTATTAGAATAGCTTAAAATGCCTTCTAGCGAATCCTTTATCGGCTGGGGTTCTGGCACTTGGAATAGAAACGGCTATGGATCGCCAGTAATAGAAGTGTCTGTAGATGGAGCCAGTGCCGCTGCTTCTTTAAGCAATGTATCTACGGTTATTGGTAAATTTGTTGATGTAACCGGAGTATCAGCAACAGGATTTTTAGGAGCACCTTCAGTTAGTGGAAATGCTAGTGCTTTAATAACAGGTTTATCTGGAACATTTGAATTAGGAGACTTTCTTGTTAACGCAGATGCAAGGGTAGAGATTACATTAGGAGTTTCAGGGTTTGGAACATCAGGTACAACATTAGTGTGGGGGGAAGTAGATACAGACCAAACCCCCAATTGGGATATAATAGAAGCAGCATAGGAGAACATTATGGCTTCGTCAGCGTCACCAGATTTAAAAATTCAACTCATGGGAACAGGGGAAAACTCTGGAGCATGGGGAACTATAACTAATAATAATCTTTCTGCTATTGAAGAAGCTATCGCAAGAACAACTGATGTTACTTTTGCCAATGACGCACCAACTGCATCTGTAACATTAACTGATTCAAATGCTTTGCAGGCTGGAAGAAACTTTCGTTTAAACTTAGTTGGAACAGGAACAGCAGGTCATGTCTTACTTCTACCTACTGTTGAAAAAAGTTATCTTATAAATAATACGCTCACTGTAGATGTTTCAGTAAGAAACGGTACAGCAGCAGGAACAAATTTATTTAATACTCAAACAGTACCCGCTGGAGGTGCAGCGATGGTTTACACCGATGGATCGGCTGTAACTTCTGCTGTTAGTAGTGCAAGTGCTATGGAAGTGTTAAACGCCTTATCTATTGGAGGTGATGCTTCTGTTGGAGGAACTTTTAAAGTAACAGGAGCAGTTACATTAGATTCTAGTTTATCAACTATAGGCGCAGCTTCAGCAGGAGGTGGGTTTTCTGATGTAGATGGTTCTTTAAGATCAATACCAAGTTCTAGGCTCTTTACTGGGGCGGCAGCAACTGCTTCAGCTTTAGATAATGGTAATTTTATTTTGTTTGCGGGGACAGCTTCTTCAACACAAGTTTTTACTTTACCTATAAGCGCAGATATTGGAACTGTATTTACTTTAGTAAACACCCCATATGGAGGAAAAACTGCTGCGGCAGTTACAACTATATCAGCAGCAGCGACTGCATTTATAGCAGGAGGAGAAGCAGCAACAGCAAATATTACTTTAGCAACTAATGGAGTTGCAACTGTCCTCTATGTAACACCAAGAGGATGTTTTATTACAGGAAATGTGAGTTAAATATGACAGGAATCCATCAACTTCTTTTTACCAACTTTGCAGGTGGCGTTTCTACTGGAGAGGGTGAGTTAAATGCTTCTGGTGGTAATGAAACAAAAACTATTGGTGTGTATAAATATCATGTCTTTACTGCATCAGGTGATTTTACTGTAACAGGTGGAGGTAAGGCTAGAGTTGTAGCAATTGGAGGTGGCGGTGGTGGAGGTCAAGATGCTTCTGGCGGTGGAGCAGCAGGTGAGATTGATGATTTTCAAGAACTTTTAGAATTTAATAATTCAACAACATATAAAATTTTAATTGGTGCAGGTAATTTAGCAAGTGGTTCAAACACGACTATTTCTGCGGGAGGCACAAATTTAGTAATTTCTCTGGGGGGTGGAGAGGGAGGAAATTTCAATGCGGTTGGAGCAGATGGTGGCTCTGGCGGAGGCGGAGGAGCATCTGTAAGAGCAGGAGGATCAGCTTCTGGGGATAACACAAATGATGGCGGTACAGGTGGTCCGAACACAAGCCCTTTTGGAGGAGGCGGGGGAGGAGGAGCCACGCAAGCTGGAAAAGCGTTTGCTAATGGAGCAACTCATTCCGCAGGTAGTCAACAAATAGGTGGTGCAGGTGGAGAGGGTATTGCACTAACAGCAATTGACACAAATTTAGCTTTTGCAGATTTTTCTTCTTTTACAGAAGCAAACTCAGGAATTGTAGCCTCTGGCGGTGGAGCAGGATCGAACAGGCATGGTGGTTATACTAATACTTCTGAAGCCTCTTGTGCTCAAGGTGGCACAGGCGGTGGCATAGGAGGAAAAGCCAATGGTGCTACTACTAATAGAAATGCAACAGGTGCTACATCATTTGGCTCTGGGGGCGGAGGTGCAGGATTTAATTCTGGAAATGGTTCTGGAGCAGATGGGTTAGTAATTATAAGGTATGCGGCATGACAAAACGAATGGCATTAATTGATACATCAAATAATAAAGTGCTTCAAATAATTGTTACTGAAGATGATTGGACAGGTAGTAATTGGTATGAAACCACTACTAATAATTATGCAAGAATAGGTGGCACTTATGTTAATGGGAAATTTATAGACCCACAACCTTATCCTAGTTGGACTTTAGATGCTGATGAAAAATGGCAACCTCCAATAGTAGAACCTACTCCCACAGATGTTGAAAAAGCTGCTGGAAAATATTATGTCTGGGATGAATCTTTGTACCAATCAGATAATACCAAGGGTTGGGTGCTTGGAACATACGAAGAGCATCACAGTTAATGAAGGTTATTAAAAATTTTTTAGACGAGGAAGAATTTATAAAGTTACAAGGTATTTTTATGTCAGCCCATTGTTCATATTATTTTCAAACTTGTGTGGCTGATTATGGAGATAAAGATTATATGTTTACTCATACTTTATTTGATAATTATAATCCAAACTCAGAGTTATACAAATACACAGAAACATTAATTAAAAAGTTAAATGTGTTTGCTTTGAAACGAATGAGAGTTATGTGTTACCCACGAACAGAAAAACTAATAAGACATAAAACCCATGTTGATTACAAAGAAAAACATAAAGGTGCAGTATTTTTTTTAAACACCTGTAATGGTGGACTATATATTGGAGATAAGTTTATAAAATCAGAAGAAAATACAGTAGTTAAGTTTGATTCTTCAATACCTCACTCAAGCACAAATTGTACTGACGAAAAGGCAAGATTTATACTAAATACAAATTATATGTAAATATGAATACACAAACTTCCAACAAAATAACAAAGGCTTTTTAAGGAAATAAAGTGGACCCGCTTACTATACTAGCAGCGGCAAATACTGCTTTTACTGTAGTAAAGAAAGTTGCTAAAGCAGCAGATGAGGCTGATGCAGTTTATCAATCTTTATCTAAGTGGGCAGGACATATTAGTGATTTGCAAGAATGGATGTCTCAGGAGGAAGCCAAACCTTCTATTTTTAAAAAGATTGCCTACAATAAATCAGCAACAGCAGAAGCATTTGATACATTAGTAGCCAAAAGAAAAATCGAAGAGCAAGAAAAAGAAATAAAAAGTATGTTTTATATTGGAGCATTGAATCATCTAGGTATTAAAGGTTATAAGGAGTTTATTCATCAACGTAGAGCGATAAAGAAAAAAAGAGAGAAAGAAGTTTATGAGCAAATTCGTAGGCGTAAAGCCTTCTTCTATAATACTATGATGGGAAGCGCTATAACTATAATAGGGACAATTTTAATAAGTATGGTTTGGTATTTAATTGATATGATTAAGGAAGTGAGTAGCTAATGTTAAATTTAATTACAGGATTATTGCCAGTAGCGGAGAAGGTTTTAGATAAAATTCTTCCTGACCCTGAAGCTAAAGCCAAGGCTATCTTAGAACTACAGAAGCTGGAACAGAGTGGTGAATTGCGTAAGATAGAGGCTGAACACACTAACACTGCTAGTGCTAGAGAAAGAGAAGTCGCTGTCGTTACGAGTAACGTAGCCCCATTTATAAATAAAATTATCGTACCTTGCCTTGCAATTTTAATTGTTTTTCTCACATTTGGCATGATGTCAGCAATCTTGTTTATGGATATTGAGTCTGGTAAAAATTATGAGATAAGTTTATACATCTTGGGCTTACTCTCAGGAGCATTAATGTCGTGTATTAACTACTACTTTGGCTCCAGTACTGGCTCTAAGGAGAAGAGCAAAGAACTTCAAGATATGTTTAGTAAAAAGGAACCTAAACTATGAGTGACTTAACAACAGCACAAAAACGTAAACTAATTAGAGAGCTGGACAAGGCATCTGCTTTACACAAAGGTCAAGCAAATCTTCTTAGAAAAAATTTAGCTAAATCTAAAACAAAGAAAAACTAATGAGTGTTGATTGGGGTAAATCTAAATATTTTAAAGCTACTGAGTTTGTTTGTTCTCACACGGGCAAGTCAGAAATGGATGAAGAATTTATTTTTAAACTAAATCAACTTAGGGATAACTTTGGCAAACCATTAACTATTTCCAGTGGGTATCGTGACCCAACACACCCTGTTGAAGCTATGAAAAAATCCGCAGGCGCACATTCCACAGGGCAGGCTTGTGATATTCTTATTGAACGAGCAGATGCGTTTAAACTTTTGTCCCTAGCTTTTTTAGTAGGTTTTACAGGAATAGGAGTGAGTCAGAAAGGCGGGGCGAGGTTTTTGCACCTAGACACTATTGAAAGTTCTCCTGCAAGACCGCGTCCAACCATTTGGTCTTATTAATATGGCACTACAAAAACTTCAATTTAAAGCAGGCATAAATCAAGATGTCACTAATTACTCTAATGAGGGCGGTTGGTTTGAATGCGATAAGGTTAGGTTCTTAAATGGTTACCCAGAAAAGATAAAAGGTTGGGAACAAAATGGCACTTATACACTAGATGGAACTTGTCGTGCTTTATTCGGTTGGGTTACTTCTTTTACTGATAACTTTTTAGCTATAGGTACAAACAGTAAAGTATATATTGATGTTGGAGAAAATTTAAATGACATAACTCCTATAAGAGCTACCTCAGAAGCAAACAATATATTTGCAGCTACTGATGGCTCTTCTACTATTGTTGTAACCTCATCAAGTCATGGAGCAGTAACTGGAGACTTTGTAACTTTTTCTGGCGCTGTTAGTTTAGGTGGGAATATAACCGCTGCGGCATTAAATCAAAATTATGAGATAACTAAAATAGACAGTAATTCTTATTCTATATCCGCAAGAGATACAGATAACAATACAGTTACTGCTAATAGCAGTGACAGTGGAAATGGTGGCACTTCAACTGTGCAAACTTTTGAAATAACAGCAGGTAATGGAACTGTTGAATATGGTTATGGTTGGGGAACTAGCACTTGGGGAAGGCTAACTTGGGGTTCTGGTTCTTTACAACCTGTTATACTTCCTTTAACTGTTTGGTTTTTTGACAATTTTGATAATGATTTAATAATGAACGTCAATACAGACGGCAAGGGGGCTATTTATTATTGGGCAAGAGGATCAGTCGTAGACCCTACAAATGTAATATCAACTAGAGCAGTTCTATTATCAAGCCGTTCAAACGCTTCAGATGTTCCTGCTGAAGTGGGTCAGATCATGGTTTCTCAAGTAGACAGACATTTACTTGCGTTTGGAGCAACGCCTTTTGGCGGAGGCACTTTCGATCCTTTGTTAATAAGATTTTCAAATCAAGATGAACCTGAAAACTTTACCCCGTCTACTCTTAACAGTGCAGGGTTTATTAAAGTCAGTAGTGGGTCAAGAATAGTAACGGCATTTAGAACAAGACAAGAAATCTTAATATTTACAGATATGTCAGTGCATTCTTTACAGTTTCTTGGAACAACAGATGTTTTTGGCCTTCAGGAACTAGAAGCTAATATATCTATTGCAAGTCCACGATGTGTTGCTGGGGCAAGTAACATATTATTTTGGATGGGGGCAGATAAATTTTATATGTATAACGGAAAAGTTGATACTCTTCCTTGCACACTTAGAGACTTTGTATTTAATAATATTAACTTTGATGCTCTAGCATATGTATATGCAGGCACTGTAGAAGCTCAAAGTGAAGTGTGGTGGTTTTACCCGTCAAAAAACAGCTTAACAAATGATTCTTATATAGTATATAACTACAAAGAAGGTGTATGGTTTTATGGTAGTTTGAATAGGTCAGCTTGGTTAGACTCTAATTTAAGACAGTTTCCACAAGCGGTCGGCGATAATTTTGTTTACAACCATGAAGTGGGTAATGATGCAGATGGTTCAGCGATGTCAGCATTTATAACTTCATCTGACTTTGATATTGGGGATGGAGATAAGTTTACCTTAGTTAATAGAATTATCCCTGATGTAAGTTTTACAGGTTCTAATGCTAGTGAGCCTACAGTTAAGATGACAGTTAAACCTAGAAACTTTCCGGGTAGCACGTATAGTGTAGAGCAAGATAAAAATGTAATTGAGACTGATATAAATGTTTACACTGAACAAGTATTTTTAAGAGCTAGAGCAAGACAGATGGGGTTTAAAATATCTTCTGACACTCTTGGTACGACATGGAAGTTAGGTTCTCCTAGATTAGATGGTCGTCCTGATGGGAGAAGATAATGACAATGAGGTCATTTCGTGCGCCTCCACTTCCTTTAGCGCCACAAGAATATGACAAAAGTTATTTAGATCAATTAGTTAGAGTATTAAATATATACTTTACGCATTTGGATTCACAAAATGCTTTGCACTTAGAAGGGTTGACATTAACAAATTTAACAGAAGCACCTGTAGGATTACCACCTTTTAGTTTGTATAGAGATGGAAGAAGCGTTAAAATATTACTACCACAAGATACAGGCGTAGAGGGTCTTAGTGCAACAGTATCTTTAGGCAGTGTAACAGTTACTATTGGATAAGATATGAATAACATGCAACCGTTAGCTAAAGCAATACAATCTCAAGGACGTGGCAATGACTCAATGCTTGTTCATATGACTCCTTCTGAAGTAGGGGGATTGCAAACTTTAGCTCAAAAATATAATAGAAGTTTAAGTATTAACCCTTCAACAGGACTTCCTGAAGCTGGGTTTCTTGAAGACATTCTTCCTACGTTAGCTGGTGCTGCTTTGGTTGCAGGTTCTGGGGGTACATTAACTCCGCTTGTAGCTGCTGGTCTAGTTGGAGGAGGAACTGCACTAGTCACTGGGGATGTAGAAAAAGGTTTAATGGCGGGTCTTGGAGCGTACGGTGGAGGAGGGCTTGGGCAAGGATTAACTGCAGCAGGTGCTGCCACAGCTCCTACAAATGTAGTTGCAAGTGGTGCAGATGCTACAACCACCGCTGCAACCGGTGCAGACGTTGTGGGAAGTGTCGGTATGGATACAATTTCGGCAGCAACTCCAACAAATATAGCAAGTATAGGTCCGGGGGGTCAAGGGATAATGCAACCGGGGATAGCGCAAGTAGCACAAACGACTCCAATCCCCACCCCGGGGAACATGAATCCGGCAATTGGATCGCAAACTCCAAGAAATTTAGCAGGTATAAACTCGGCAGGTCAAGGGATAATGCAAGCGCCTATTGACCCTAAAACTTTAACTATGGGTGAGAATTTTAGCTTAGCTGGAAAAGGTTTTACTAATTTAGGAAGTGAAGCAGGGCGTGAGGCTTTTGTTAAAGGACTTGCTCCCGGCGGTAAGGGAACAGTAGGAGATGTGTTTAAGTATAGTTTTGCAGGGGCTTCCCCTTTACTAGCACAAGATCCGTATGAATATAAGAAAAAAACAGGAAAAATAAAAAATTACGATTATGATCCCGGCACTCAGGACGTATCCTATAGAACAGGTGCAAGAGGTGAAGACACTGATGAGCTTCGTTATTTTAGACCACGGTTTTTTGCAATGGGTGGATTAGCTAATTTAAATAATAGAGGTGAGTATTTAAAAGGAATGGGAGATGGTATGAGTGATACTATTCCTGCAAATATAAATAACGTACAAGAGGCTGCTCTGTCAGACGGAGAGTTTGTTATACCTGCAGATGTTGTTTCGCATTTAGGGAATGGCTCTAGTAATGCAGGAGCAAAGCGATTGTACGCTATGATGGATAATATTCGTAAAGAAAGAACAGGTAAAGAAAAACAAGCACCTGCCGTTAATGTGAATAAGGTTATGCCAGCTTAATGGATTCTGTTGAGGTTGTTCCACTTTCTTTAATTCATACTGTGTGGCCTGATGTAGAAAAGTTTTTAAAAGATGGACTATCGTTTTGTGAAGGTGATTATACTGTTGAGCAAGCTAAGGTGTATATTACAAAAGGGGAATGGATGTTAGTAGTTGCTGTTAGTGAAAACAAATTAATAAAAGGTGCAGCAGCAGTACAAATTTATAATCTACCTAATGATAGGGTGGCGTATATAACTACGATAGGCGGTAAAGGTATAGTTAGTCGAGAGTCTTTTGCAAAATTAAAAACATTGTTAAAAAGTTTTGGGGCTACTAAAATTCAAGGTGCAGCACGAGAATCTATTGCAAGATTTTGGAGGCGGTTTGATTTTATAGAGCGTTATAAAATTGTTGAGGTAAAAATATGAGAAACGCATGGGATGAAATGTTACCTGAAAGGGCATTTGTAAAACGAGCAGGGCCGGGCAATCGGCCTATGACTTTAGAGGGTGGGCCTAGTGGAGGGCAGCCTACTAGTATGAGTCAAACTACTATACCGGAGTACGCTGAACCGTACATGGCCGATATACTAGGAAAAGCAGCAGCACTTTCTGATGTAGAAAAATCTCCGTATCAAGTATATGGAGGAGAACGAATTGCTGGGCCTAATGTTGCACAACAAGAAGCTCGTTTAAATGCACAAAATTTACAAATGCCCGGAGGCTTTGATGCGGGAGCAAGTCTTGCTCAAACTGCTGGACTACAGGCGTTGACAAGTTCGCAATATGATCCAACTTCAACTGCGGTTAGTGGGCCACAACTTACACAATACGGTATGCAAGGCGCACAGACTGTTTACAATCCTACTCTTGCAGCGCCGGAATTTAGTAGTGAAGAAGTAGTTAAGTACGGTTCTCCGTTTATGCAAGAAGTTGTAGAACGTCAAAAGTTAGCTGCAATAGATGATGCTAAACGAACTCAACTTTCTACAAACCTAGCCGCTGCCAGACAAGGAACTTATGGAGGAGCAAGGCAGGCTTTACTTCAAGGAGAACGAGAAGCTGCATTAGGTGGTCAGCTTGGAGACATTCAAGCACAAGGACTACAATCTGCTTATGAATCAGCACAAGCACAGTTTGAAAGAGATCGTGCTGCTAAATTAGGAGTACAGGCTCTCGGTGCTGACATAGGTTTAAAAACATCACTTGCAAATTTAGATAATGAGCAACAAGCTAGAGTACAAAATCTTGCAGCATCCTTACAAACGCAAGGGTTAGGAGCAAATCAAGCTCTTCAAGCAGCTTTAGCTAATCAAGCTAATGAACAGTTTGGGTCTGAGATAGGATTAAAAGGAACACAAGCAGCTACACAATCAGCCGCAGTATTAGGAGATTTAGCTGGTCGTCAAGGTCAAACACAATTAGCAAACATACAGTTTCAAAATCAAATGGCCGCACAAGCTCAAGCAGAGCGACAAGCTAGGTTAGATATGGCGTATGGAGATTTCCAAACACAACAAGCTGATCCTTATACACGTCTAGGATTTATGTCTGATCTTCTTCGTGGATCATCTAATCTTGCACAATCCGGGGGACGAGCTATTTATCAACAGCCGCCGTCTGCTATTTCGCAAATTGGTGGATTGGGGCTATCAGGTTTAGCTCTTCAAAAACTAATGTCAGGAATGTAATTATGGCACTCACAATATCTGATCCTAACATCGCAAAGCTCGACTCGTTAATTAAAAAAGCTGTACCAAAAGGGCCAAAAGGAATACCGTTTTTAAAAAATATGTTACGAGAAATAACTCTTAAGCGTCCACAAGATGTAGGAAGTAAAAAGTATTTACTGTTAGCAGGAGAGTTGCAAGCTAGAAAAAGCACGGCAGAGAAAATGAAAGGCGCTGGCCCTAAGCCTCCTAGTGTAATGCAGTCTTTAACTGCGCCTGCTCCTCAAGATGGGTTAGGTTTAGATATGTCACAGCCTGCTGTTAGAAACTTAGCAGCACAAAATCAAATGGCTACTATTGGGGGCAAACCTCCTGCAGGTAACAGAGGAGGTATAGTTGCGTTTCAAAATACAGGATATGTAAATTTACCAGAAGACAATTTAAAAAGAATACTTGAACAAGCTCGTGCAGCCGCAGCACGAGGAGATACTAAATTTAATTACATTGAAGTTTTAGAAAAATTTAAAAAAGCTGGGCGCCCTCTTCCACAAACTCAAGCCTTTCAAAAAATTGTGCAAGCTGCTACGAATCAACGCATAGGCGGTATAGGAGCAAGTCCTTTTGATAGAAATCTAAAAATGCCGGGGCCAACTGTAAAAGGTGACCCAACTAAATTTCAGCCAAAAAGTGTAGGACAGGGAGGAGAAGTAGATCGTCAAGTAGTTCGTGATCGAAGAGTAGATAGACTTGTGTTAAATAAAGCGGAGCAACAAGCAAAAATCAAAGCAGACAAACTCAAAGCAAAAGCAGCTAACAAAGCAGCTAACAAAGCATATTTTGAGTCTGGAAAAAGGTTTCTTCCAAAAGGTGTTATTGGAAAAAGTCTTGGGCTTGTAAACCCTCTTAGTACCTACGGAAAAGTTCCTAAAGGAGCAGCCGCATTACTTGCTGCAGGGGATGCAGGAGCAGGAGAAGATGAAATTGTAAAACGTATGCAAGCTATGAAAAATTTTCCAGACTTATATCGTCAACAAAATGTATTAAACCCTCAAGGGGGAATTTCTGCAACAACTCCAGTTACTATTCCTGAAATAACAACTCCTACTTTTAGTTTTGGGGCTGTTCCAGATATATACGAAGAGCAAGGGTTTATGCCAGCGGCTAAAGAAGTTTTTTCGCAAGTTGGAAATATAATGGATAAAGGACTTGCTCCAAAAGTTACACCTGCTGGCAACTTAAGAAATTTTGAAACTCTTTCTAAACTTCCACAACCTGTGTATAACGCAATACAAGAAGCTAGATCGTACGGTATGAAACCAGATCAAATAAATTCTTTATTACGTGATGAGACTGGGAATTTTGGAGGATTAGAAGCTCTACAATCAGCTATATCTGAAATAAAACCACAAGCAACTCCTGTATATCCTTCTTCTATAAAAGAAGAAATTCTTTCTGTAAATCAATCTCCTGTAGGTGGCCCTCCTGCAAATGGCCGTGGGCTTGTTGCAGATGCCCCTCCACAATCTGATTTATCTATGCCTTCATTAGACAGTTTAAACAATCAACTAGCTGAACTAGGGTTTAAGAATGATTTTGAAGATCTGAAACCAAAAGAGGTAGGTGATTATGTAGATACTGTTAATCTTGCTATGGAAAAGGCTGGGTATGATAAAAATTATTTCGCAGAGGCAAAAACAAAATTAAAAGAAATGCAGGCGCAAACTAAAGCCGAAGGAAAAGAAGGACGTGCTTTACGTTTGTTTGAAATGGGGTTAGGTATAATGGCTGGAGAATCGCCTAATGCTTTCGTTAATATTGGTAAGGGCGCAGCCCCTGCAGTTAAAGGACTTGCTGAAGATATTAAGTATTATCAAAAGATGGACAGAGATTATAACAAAGAAGCACTGAGTCTTGAGAAAGCCTTCCAAACATCCAATAGACAAACGGGCATAGCTGCAATAAACATGAAAGAAAAAGCACAAGATCGTTTTGACAAAGCTCAACAAGAAAGAAAATTAGCTAAATTAGCATTACAGAAAACAATCATAACAGGCAAGTTTAGTGTAAAGGCGGCAAAAGAAAGATCAACTTTTGGTGGTCTTGGTCTTGGTCTTGGTAGTGGTCTTAGCGGTTTAAGTGCGAGTAACAGGCTAAATATACAAAGACAAGTGAAAGATATTCTAATAAAACCGGATCAAAAAATGCATGTAGCTAGGATTATGGGGGTAAAGCCTGAACAGGTAGACGAAGAAATTGCTATGCAGTTTATTCAACGTACGTTAGGTATGAGCGGTAGTGGCGGTTCATCAGGAGCAAACTTTAGTTATGACCCAAAAACTGACAATCTGTTAAGGAACTAATATGCCTGTAGTTCAAATACCAAATGTTGGGCGAGTTAGATTTCCTGACACCATGACGGATGAGGAAATAAAAGAAGCTATTCGTACAAGCCCAGCATTTAAAGCAGCATTTCAATCTGAAGAAGATTCACGAGAAGGTGTTGGCCCTGCTGCTAGACGTGGATTAGAAGTTCTTAAATCAGGATTTCAAACAGCGTTTGAATCTGCAACAGATGACAAAGATGCAGCAGCTTTAGCAGGATTAAAAAGACAAGAAGAAATTGCCAAACAATTTGCTCCCGGTTCTAATTTAGAAGCTGTTATTGACGCATATAAACAAGAGGGTTTTTTACCTGCAGCTAAAGAAGTTGTTAGTCAAGTGCCAACAGCTATTGCAGAACAGTTTCCTAATATTGCAGGTACAGTGGGAGCCAGTTTTGTAGGAGGTAGAACATTTGGAGCGCCCGGAGCTATAGCTGGAGGATTGTCTTTTGCACTTCCACAACTTTATTCGTCTTTCCTTGAGCGTCAAGCAGAAGAAGATGTAGCAGCAGGAAGAGATGTAGATGTTGATAGAGGCAAAGCTCTCTTGGCAGCAGCACCGGCTGCAGGTTTAGAGTTAGCAGCTACGTTTACTGTTTTGGGAAGGGGAGTTATTGGAAGTTTGTTGGGGCCAAAGGTTGAACGGTTATTGGCCGAGGGAGGAAGTAAAGCTATTGATGAAGGAATTATATCTTCATTAGCAAAAGGTGGAGCAAGAGGTTTAGCTGTTGAATCAGGAACAGAAGTTGCACAACAAATGATTGAGCGTTATCAAGCAGGGTTGCCGCTGTCAACTCCTGATGCTGTTCAAGAGTATGGACGTGCTGCGTATGGAGCTGCACTGGTGGGTACACCGCTTGGTGGAGCAGGACGTTACTTTGAAGCTGGACGAGATCCTGCTGTTGATACTCCTTCACAAACTCCTGTTGTTGACGAAGCCTTAGTTCAAAGGTCAGATGAAGCACAACCTGACACTGAAACGTCAGAAATAGCTAGATATAAACAAAGTCTAAATGCTAACAAAGAACAACTTAAAAAATTAAAACAGTTATTAAAAGATAAAACTTTAGATAAAGATATACGATCTGAAGCAACTAATCGAATTGATATTTTAGAACAACAAATTAATAGTGATACAGAAACACTTAGAGCTATGGGAGGTTTGCCTAGCTTTGAAGAAGTTCTTGAGCAACAAACAAAACCTGTTGAAGAACCTACGGTTAAAGAACCTACAGTTAAAGAACCTACGGTTGAAGAACCTACAGTTAAAGAACCTACTGTAGCAGAGCGTATGGCTGAAGAACCTGCAGCGCCTGTTGTAGAAGAGGATGCTACTAGAGAAGGTTTAAGAAAAGAAGTTGCTTTCTTTGTAGAAGATTTAGAAAGTGCAGGAATAAATACTGAAGCTATTGATTCAAGTCTACGAGATACATATGACGATCTTGGGCGTCCTGATTACAATAAACAATTAAAAAAATTAGAAGAGCTTAAAGATAGCACTCAAAAACTTAGAGCTGTAGAAGCTGAAAAACAAATTAAAGATACTCGTGATCTTCGTAATAAATTATCTACAAAGTTTTTAAAAGATTTTAGCACCGCACAAAAAATAAAAGATAAAAAAATAAAAGATGCAGAAACTGAATCTGTTTTAAAAAATTACTTTGATGAGCAAACTAGTGGCGAGTTTGATTACGATATACTTTTTCCTAAAGCAGAGCCAAAACGATTACCGTTTGATTATACAAAAAGATTAGCATCTGCGAATAAAACTATTAACACGATGAATCGTGAAATTGAGAAAAGAGAAAACCAACGTAAGTTATTTCAAGAAACAGGAAGAGATAAAGAAGCAATATTTAAACTTTCAGATGAGATAAGTGTATTAAGAGGCAATAGACGTAAAGCTATGGAAGCTATTGCAGATACTGCAGAAACTTCTACTACAACTGCATTTGAAAATTTTAATAGAGATCTTAAAAAAGGGCAACTTTCTAACGAAGTAGCTAAAGCTCTTGGGCTTAAAGATCTTGAAAAAATACGAGGGAAAACACAACCAGTAACTGCAAAGACAACACCTAGACAATCTGTCTTTATAGATGCTTATGATAAAAATGTTAAAGAAGCTATTCGCCAAAGAATTAAAACATTAAAATTTAATCAACAACGAAGAGAACTCCCCGGAGCAGAATCTTTAATTAACTTTAAAACAGGTAAACTTTTTAAAGAAAAAGGTAATACAGCAATTAAAGAAAATGTACAACTTAGAATACTTAATGAGTTGTTAGCAACAGTTCAAACTTCTGCACCCGTACGTTCAGATGCCGCAAGAATTACAGAAGTTGAAAAAATACTTGAATCAAATATTGCTCCTTCAGGCAAAAAACTTACAGAAGAATTAAAAAAATCATACCAAGAAGAACTTACTAATCTTAAAAGAGATCAACCAGCTCTTGATGCAGGATTAGAGAAAACTTTAACTAGTGTGTCACGAGATGCAGAACTAGGTAAAAAACTTAGAGGCGACTTTCCTGTTGATATTGTTGGCGCAAAGGCAGTGACACCTCAAGGCATAGAAAGAGAACGAAGTGCTGGCGATCTTTCTTTCACTCAGTTTAATGAATTACTTAATGATTTAAGAACTACGACATATCTTGATAGCCCTAATGAAAATAGAAGAGTGGGAGCTAGTTTTACTCGTGAAGGGTTAATTAAAAAAATTAATACAAACCGTGAAAACTTTTTAAATAGTTTAGTAGATGAAGTTGCTTTGCGTAGGAAAAGAGATAACATTAAACTATTAACAAATAACGAAACTACAGAAGTTAGAAATAAAGTTAATGAAATTTTAGATGAAATTTATAATAGACAACTAGCATCTAAAGAAAAAGTTCTTGTTACATTACAACCTGCACAAACACGGGGAACTAAATTAATAGCAGAAGCAAAAACTGTTTATAAAGATGTAAGACCTCTTGAGCAACGACCGTTTGGCAATCCTAAACAAGCCTTAGAAGTTTTAACAGAATCAATAAATCAATTAAAAGAAGAAGCTGCAACAAGTAGAAATGTTAGACAAGTATTTGGACTTATAGGACAAACGCCAAAAGCTCTACAAGAATTACAAAAAAAAGAAGATGTAAAACCTGTTACAAAAAGACGTCCTTCTAGTGATGTGCCTGAAGGACAATTAGAATTTGCTTCTTTTAAACAACCCGAAGCACGTAATGTAAAACTTGGTAGACTTCAAAAAGAATTAAAAAAAGTAGTAGATGATAGAACAGATGTTGCTAGACAAATTTTAGAAATAAAACCATTAACTGAATTTGTTGAACTTGATAAAGGCTTTGACCAAACATTTTTAGTAGAAGCATTAAACAAAAAAACCCAACCTTTTATACCAACTTCTCCTATTGGACGAGTGCAAGCTAAACTTAAAGCAGCAGAAGAACAAGTTAATAAACCTGATATTCCTCAAGCAAGAATTAACAAATTAAATAAAGACATTGAAAAATATACAAAACAAATTAAAACTTTTGTTGAAGCAGAACTTACTAAATTAGATAAGAAAAAATTTAATATTATTAAAAGAGAAGTTGCAATAGAAAATCAAATAAATAACTTATCTGATGTTACAAAAGAAGAAAAAGAAGACGCTGTTCGTGAAGCTAAAAAATTAGCTGTAGAACAATTAAAAGATAGAGAAAATAAAAAAAATGCTGAAACAAAAAAACTTTTAGCAGAAAGAAAAGAAGCTAAAAAAGTTGCAGCAGAAAAAGCAGAAGCTGCAAAAGTAAAAGCAGCACCTGAAGAACTTCGTAAGTCTTTACCCGGCAGGAAAATTACTCCTGTAACTAGACAAGCACGAACTGATATTGCAGATGAACTTGATCCTAGTGGAAGCTCTAAAATAAAACAAGAAGTGGTACAACTTAGTGATGATTTAGCATATAGAGCTGCATTACAAAGAGATAAAAAGGGAAAATCAGACTTTAGAAAACAAGCTGACAAAGATAAAGCAGAAAAAATTAAAGCTCTTAAGCCTGAACTTGCAAAAGTAGAAGAAGAAATTACAAATATAGAAAAAGAATTAGAAGCTCCAAAAATTACAAAAAAATTAAAAGCTAATTTAGAAGATAAGTTAGATAATAAAAAAACTGAAAGAGGTATACTAAAAAATAATTTTCAAGAACTTACAAAATCTCCTGTTGCTAGATTTACAATTGCAGAAATAAAAGCTGTTGATAATCTTTCAGGAATGCCAGATTTACTTGAAGCAACTCCTGAATTGAGAAAAGAAAAACAAGAAGCAGATACTAGAATTAACGCAATAGAAAAAATATTAGAATCAAATGTAGATACTGCAGGCAAAAAACTTACAAATAAATTAAAGACTCAGTATAAAAAAGAGTTAGCAGATATTAAAAAAACACAAAAAGCATTAGCATTTGTAAGTGAAGATGTAGGAAAGGGAATTGACTTGTTTGGCAATCCTGAACAATCAACTGTTACTCCTACAACATTAAGCACTACTGCTATTAGTAAACTTTTTGTTAATCCTGCAAATGTTGATAAAAAAATTCAAGCTGTAGAAGAAAAATTAATAAGTAAAAAAACAGAACTTAAACAAACCAAAGGAGAAAAAAACAAACAAAAGCGTTTAGACTTAAATGAAGAAATTGAATCGTTAGAAAACGATCTTACAGACTTAGCTATACTAAGCGAAGCTAAAGATGTTCAACCAAAATTTAATTCTTTAAAAAAGATACTTAAAAATAGATATGCTCAAGCTAATAATTTAAGAAGCAAATTAAACCTTGGGGCTATTACACGACCTGAAATAGAAGAAACAATAAAAGAGGTTATACGTCTTACTAAGTTTACAAAAGACAAAACGGTTGGTAAAAATTTTAAAATCGTATCTGAAAATTACGCTAAAAAAAATATTGATTTAGCGTTTGATTTACAAACTTATTTAAACACTTTAGATAGAATAAAATTTCTTAATAACAATTTACAAAAAGCAAAACGAGATGAATTATCAAATTTAGGAGGTATTCTTCTTGATAAACCAGAACTGCCTAATGTAAAAAACCTACGAAAACGAACCGTTAAGCCAGACGAATTTCGTAATCCAGATTTTTCTATTAATCAACAAAAAACTTTTACAGACAAACAAGCATTTGATTTATTAGGAACTGTTGGATCTTTTATAGAAGGTAAAACTTTTAATAGAGATGGTTTTGATTACAGAATTAGTGAGTCTGCTGCATCAGGAGAACTCGATGTTAATGCTGCTGTTGAGCGTTTAAAAACTACTAAAGAAAAAGCAACTGCTGCGGATATAAATTTTAATTACTATAAAACATTCGATGCTTTGCCTGATAATGTAAAAAAAGATATACAAGCAAAAGGATTAGAGTCGTATAAAAATCAAATTAAAGGTGGCGTTCTACCTGATGGCTCTGTATTTATCGTAGTTGATAATCATTCTAGTATGATTGATTTAGAAAAAACTTTAGCGCATGAGTTAATTGGACACTACAGCGTTGAGTCTGTTCTAGGCCAGAACGGAATGAAGAAACTTTTAAAACAAGTAGAGAATCAATACGGAAATGTTTATACCCTAGCAGATAAATTAAACTTGCAAGGGTTAGAGCATGAAGCCTACGCACTAATGGGTAAGAATGGCTCTACTGACAACGCTAAAATGTTAATGCTAAAAGAAATAATAGCATTTACTGCAGAGAAAAAAGTTGATGCGTCATTTTTACAAACTGCAAAGCGTTGGTTGCAAGAGTTAGTAGGCGCTATTAGGGCGGCGTTTAAAAAGATTGGATTGTTAGACGCTAACAAGATGTCAACGTCGGATATATTTTATTTACTTAAACAAGCCGAAGCAAACTTTAATGCTGGCAAACCTATGGCAAAAGTAGATGCACGAGGTGATGTTTCTTTTAGAATTACTCCTGCTAAATATAACAATGATGTGCCTACAGAGTTACAAGGTGCAGCAGAAAGAATTATTGATTTGGGTACTCCTGCTGCACAGAGAATAAAAGCAGAAAATTTAGGACTAGCAGGTCGAGTAAAATATTTTGATAGGTTTGGTGCTACTGAAGCCCTTATTAAAAAAGGTGCAGAAAAAAATATTATAGATTCTGTTAAAGCAATGGACGTAATGTACTTTAATAGAATGTCAGATCAACGAAATAGTTTTATAGCAGAAGTAGCTACATCAGGGCCACTGTCTCTTAAAAAAGTAAAACGTCCTGACAATAAGGAAGAACGCATTATTGAATCTACTCCCGGTGCTAGTTTAAAACAGGTAGCTGAAGCATTGCGTGGTGCAAATATTGGAAATGATAAAGCAACAGAAGCTCAGTTTACTCTATACCTACTAGCAAAACGTGCAAAACGTGTAGGTAAAAAAGTATTAGATTTAGAAGGCAGGATTACAGACGCTGAGTTAGCAGCCGCTGAACAGTTTGGAGATTCTAATAAGTCATTTCAAAATGCAAGAAAGATTTACAACGAATACAACAAAGGGTTGATTGACTTTTTAATTTCTACTGGCGCTATGGGTAAGAACATAGGTGAGAAATTAAAACTTACAAATGATTATGTGCCTTTCTATCGTTCAGATGGCGATAGCGTTATGTTAAATATACAAGGAGAAAAACCATTTAGAGTAGGAGATCTTACAAGTCAACCATACCTTAAAGAATTAATAGGAGGTCAGCAAAAAGTATTTACTGTATTTGATTCTGCTTTACGAAATACAAATCTTTTAACTGACATGGCTTTAAAAAATTTAGCTACTCGAAACACTGCTTTTGTATTTAAAGATTTAGGTGTTGCTACAATATCTAAAGGCACTGGAAAAGCTGATCGCTCTACTATTAGATTTAAAATAAATGGAGAAGATTTTTCGGCTGTTGTTAATACTGAAAATAAAGAGATGTTGTTTGGAGACATACCCACAGAGTTAGTAGTAGAAGGTTTACATGGTATCCAAGCATCTATTCCAACGGCTATTCGATTACTAGGTATGCCTGCTAACTGGCTAAGAAAGTTTGTTACTCGTTCTCCAGACTACGCAGTCAGACAAATCTATCGTGATTCTATGGCGGCTGTTATGACTACAGGTGCAAACTTTACGCCTGTTGTTGATACGTTAAGAGAGTTAACTCGTGCAAATAGAGATGGCGCTTTTGGCAGCTTACAAAAACGAGGTGTTATTGGAGGTCAGGTTTTATCTGGAGCCTCTGATGACATGCAAAAAATTCTTTTGCAAATTACTTCAGGCAAAAGTAATTGGGCATCAAGTCTTGCTAAGTTAGATTCTTTAGCTATGAAAGGTGATGGTGCTACACGAGTGTCAATGTACAACTCGTTTTTACAACAAGGACTATCAGAAAGAGAAGCTACGTTTGGTGCGTTAGAAGCTATGAACTTTAGCCGACGTGGGCTATCTCCTACTATGATGCACCTTAATACTTTAATTACATTTTTTAATGCAAACATTCAAGGTATTGACGTTATCTACAGAGCATTTAAAGGAGACATGCCAGCTTCTCAAAGACTAAAAGTTAAAAGAAAACTGTACTCACGTTTAATTATGATGGCTGCTATGACTCTTTCATACACTCAGATGATGGAAGATGAAGATCTTTACAAAGATGCTACTCCTGCACAACGTCTTAGTAATTGGTTTATTCCTATAGGGGGTACTGCGTTACGAGTACCTATTCCATTTGAAGTTGGATTCATTGGTAAAGCTCTTCCTGAAGGTGTGTACAACATGGCGTTCTCTGATAGAGATGCGTCCAAAACTTTAAAAGAATTATATGACATGTTCTTACGAAGTATGCCTTTAGTTAACCCGGGCGCAGGATTAGTTCCAGTACCAGACTTGCCAACAGGGGTAAAACCTTTTGTAGAACTTGCTACAAATTATTCTTTCTTTACGCAGGCGCCGATTGAAAGCCCTCGTATGAAAACTTTAATTCCGTCTGAAAGATATTCTTCATCTACCCCAGAAGCTCTTAAACAAGCAGGACAATTAACTGAGGTGTTGGGAGTTTCTCCTATTCAAATTGAAACTTTATTTCGTGGATTTACTGGGGGGTTAGGAATAAGTTTATTAAAACTATTAAACCCTGTGCTTGAAAAAGATATTATAAAACCGGATGGCTCTATTGCTAATGCTCCTTTTATTGGAGGATTATTTCAACCAGATAGTGCTGGCGGTATAGTTAACGGAGCATATCAAACTGCAATAGAAACTGACAAAATTGTTAAGACCTATAAAAAATTAATAGACGAAGGTAGAGATAAAGAAGCATTTAAGTTTTATAAAGATAACGAAGTAGATTATTTACTAGGAAAAGCAGGGGCTGTGTTTAGAAAAAGCGCAGGGGAGATACAAAAAGAAATTAGACGAGTTAGAGAAGACCCTGAGTTACCTAAAGAACAAAAAGAACGCGACTTAAAAGATCTAAAAAAATTATTAAAAGATTACGCTAATTATTATCAACAAAGTAAAAAAGAACCCCTAGCAATTGATTTTTAATTCCTATACTAGCCCTAGCTTTTAATACTTTTTGAGACACCGCAGCTTTTAATCCTTCCTCATAAACCTTTTGCGTATCTAAACAAGGGACAAAAAATCCTTGCCCCTTTTTAAGTTTCTTCCACGGGTATTGAATCTTCATCTTCCTTTCTGGATATCTGCATTGCGTTCACACGCATGGTTGGCCCCTTTGTTTTTGCTAACATATCTTTTTTCTTGTACGACACTCGATACTTCTTTTCAATTTGATTCTTAAAGTCAGAGTATCCAAAGCTCATACTAGAACAATACTTCTTTAGCAGTTGCTCTTCTAAATAAAAATCTATATACCCCGGTGACATGCCATGCTCTACCCTACCAAAGATCTCACTACGAGTTATAGTCTGATCTATTACCCCCTCACTACCGAATGAAGATACAAGATTATTCTCACTCTTTCTAACAATGACAAACTTACCGTAGTATTCTCTGATATAAGTATTCAATACATCATCTGCAGTTCGTACATTATCTTTAACAGCTTTACGAGATTCTGTGATTATGCTTTTCAGTATCTCAACTATGCCTTGTATCGGGTAATCAATTATGCCTGCATGTTTACTGCCTGCTAGTATGCCCCCTGCTACTAATGCACTACAGCCTGCTAACCAGTAGCGTTCATCATCTGAAAACTCAAACTCTACTTTTAATTTGTCCTTAACTTTTGCTACTATACTCTTTGCCGTATCTATATTATTAACCAACCATGCAGCAAACTTATGTCCTGCAACACCATAGTTAGATTTAAGTGCTGATATTTGATCTGTTTCTCCCTCAGCCCATGATATTTTTTCTGTAGGTTTCCACTCTAAGACTCGCAGTATTTCTCCTTGAGATGAGTGCTTACGAGCGCCTGATAAGTAATCTGTAACGTGTGTGTTAGAAGACAGTAGCGCCATTGATTCCCAGAAGGTTGTGTTCTCTCGTTCTTTGTTAGCCCCTGCCTCCATTCGTTGTTTACCTTGACCCTCTGCCATATCAAATACAAACGCAGGAAACCACTCAAAGTCTTTTCTATTCTTACTTGTTATCTCATCTGATATAAGTGGCAAACTATTTAGTAAACCTAGACGCTGTTGCATAGCTACGTCTGATGTATTCTTACCCACCCTATACCTAGTAGGATGCCCCCATACTGAAGATGCTAGTTCAAGAGCTAAAGTCTTACCAGTTCCAGAAGCACTTGATCCTAAGTGCCATGTGATTCCATCAAAGCCTGTGAATCTCATAAGAGGAGAGCCAAAGCCTATGAGTGACATACATAACACCCCATATAATTCTTTTGCTTTTATCATGTTCACTATAGATACCCACTTGTCTAGGCTACCTGCAGGAGAACAAGCTGAGTTTAAGTTATGTAGCCCTCGCATGGGTACATGTCTAGGGTCTGGCCGACTAGCTGTATATATCTGCTCATTAAAAACAAACGAGTTATTATCCTGCCACCCATAACTAGACGGCACTTTTACTGCACCTCGTTGCACTGATGCTTCTTCTACACATGCACGAACATAAGCAAATAAGTTTTTATCATTACCCTGTCCGTAGGATGCAATGATGTTTTGTTGTGCCAACACTTTTACTGTTTCATCTTTAGAAACAACCGCACGTTGCGGTAGCGTAACTGCCACACTTCTCTCTGGTCTAGCTGCAACCATATGAACTATGTGTTCTGATTCATGTTGAAGAATATCTACTACGAATAAGTCATATGACAAGATCATTATCTGTTGAGTTGTCTTAGTGCCATCAGAGTCTACTAATTCTTTATCCATATAAACTCCACCCTTTGCACCGTATGAGAAAGGACGTGGAGGTACAGGGCGTTTAACAGGGGCATTAGGATTTTTTTCTACAACTACTTCTATTTGTTTCGTAGATGTCTTAGCACGTCTGCCTAGAATTAAAGGATTAGTAATCTTTGATACATGTTTACACTTATCACAGACACCGGGGTTCGCACTATCAATCTTTACACAGGAGTATGGGCCTTTAATCTGCGCTAACTTCTCGTGCATTCTCTCTGGCTCATATGGATGTAGCTTAGTCAACCACATAGTCTGCTCATCTGCATCAACACATGGTTGAGCTAATGACAACATAGCTCTCCATAACGGCTCCATGTTTTGTTCATGGGCGTTCTCAATAAAGTATCTTAATTGTCCACAGCCACTATCTTTCATTGACTTATCAATGATTGTTTTAAAAACTATTTCCGTAGTTTCAATTAACTCTTTAACTCTTTCAGAAGATGTGCCGTTAACTTTTTGTTGTGGAGCCTGCCATTTAGTAACCACCTTACTAGACACCCACTGCTCTAACTCCTCAAAGTTAAACCGATCATTACTAGCTTTAAGAATTTTTACTGGTCTAGGTTTATCCACCCCAAGTTTAAAGTTGTTAGTCCCCGGCACACGTAGTATACGAGCTGAGTCAGACGTAACTGCCATGT